GGAGTCAATTTTGATTGGAAAAACGGAGAAGAAAAACAAATTGGACTACTTGCTGACGATGTGGCAAAAGTTGTACCAGAGGTGGTACAATTTACCGATAAAAAGGCTACAGCCCTTCAGTATTCAAAGATGGTTGCTTTACTTATAGAGGGAATGAAGGAGCAACAAAACGAGATAGATGAGTTGAAAAAACTTGTCTCCAAGTCAAAATAAATATAAATACTAATATAAAACTCTTAGTAAAGGAATTTAAGTTATGAGTGAACATACACCAGAAGACATAATACAGTATTCAATGAACGGAGATGCTGTTCAAGCTCAAGATACAATCAGAGGTGTTTTATCAAATAAAGTTATGAAGGCACTAGAAGCGAAGAAGGCAGAGGTTGCTCAAGCTATGTTTAATAGTGCTGTTACTGGAGAAAAACCAGAAGTTGTTGATGCAGCAGCTGCTCAACCACCGCAACCAATAGCCATACCAGATAATGGGATGACAACAACTCCAGAAACAGATGCATGAAACGATTCAATGAGTTCAAGTCAGACCAACAATACATAACGGAGATTGGGCCGATTGCTGCAACACTAGCAGGAGCGGCGGGACTCATTGGTGGATATTTTGCTGCTAAGAAATTAAAAGATAAATTTACTAGTTATAGAGAAAATAAAAAAGAAAAAGAAGAGAATCAAAAACGAGATGTTTACGTTAATATAAAAAAATGGGATGATGATGCAGGAAAAATAGTAACACAATCTGTTCTGTTTGCAAAGGCAGGTAGTAAAAAGGCTAGAATTTCAAATGATGATTTAGAAAAAGAACAAAAGAAGTTACAAAAAAAGGAAGATCCCAGAAACTCCTCAAAAGAGGGAGAATATGATGCAAAAGAGAAAGAATCTGAAGTAGAAAGAGGTGGAATTGAAGATGTAAAAGATGCGGAAGAGTATTATAAAAATAATGGAGAGGCGCCTAAGGGGTGGAGAAATGCTGGTTCTAAAGAAAAACCAGAATTAATGATAACAAAAGATTATGACAAAGAGATGAAACGAAGAAAGAATGTTGCAAAGAAGGGCCCTACACCAGACGAAAGAAAGAAACAAGCAGCCACTAAGGCAAAATTACAAAAACGTAAAAAAGAAAGAGATACTGGAGTGGATATTAAAAAACAACAATTTAATTCTAAACTTCTCAATTTTGCTGAGTTTATCGCAGAAGACATTATGAAGGACTTGAAACAGATAATCAAGTCTAAGAGGGACACAGAAGTAAAGCTAGATGATGGGTCAGCAATGCCTATTGACCCAATGACAGCGGATATTTTTGTTAAATATATAGAGGGTCTAAAATCCTCAGAACAAAAAAAGGTTATTAATCAAATCCAACGGACTGAGCGTGGATTCATGAAAGTCCTTGGGAAAGCACACGGAGAATAATAAATGGCTATTTCAAAATCCGCAATTGTCCTTCAGGATACTGCCACTAAGTATAGGGTGATGACTACTGGACTTGCTGGTGATGCTACGCAGTTGACTGACAGTGTATTTGCTGATGTATCGGCATTGAAATATGCCACAACTACAGTGACACTAGCTGCCGCACCAACAACAAATTTTTGTATTGGAGAAATATTAACAACAAATGATTCTACTCCAGTATTCATGGTAGTACAAGATTATACAGCTGGAGCAGCAACAGTAGATGTTTACAGGTGTACAAGTGGAACAGATTCTACACCTTTGGGATGGGATACAGCATCTGCTACTAATGTAGCAGTAGGAAAATCATTAACAGGAAGTATATCTGGATTAGCTTCACAGCTTACTCATGGTAGTACAAGATTATCAATTAATACACCAACTGTAAATCTCAGGCATCTTTGGTGGGATTTAGCGCCTGGTATTACTTATGCTAGAGTTTATTTTGATGGAAGTGGAACAGAAGAAGATATTGCATATATAAGAGGTGGTTCTACTGGTAGTTGGGACTTTGCATCATGGGGATCTTCAATAACTATGGGAGCTGCAGCTGGAAATACTGGCAATGTTCTTGGTGACATTAATGTAACAACAATAGGTGTTGCTTCTGGTGATACTTATTTAATCGGACTAGAGGTGCAAAAATCGAAGGGTTTTGACATGCCAAACTATGAGGGAAATGGAGCTCTTGGTTATGGTCAAAATGCTGTACGAACTGATGCATACTAATAAGGGATAACAAATGAAAACTTTTACCGAATTACGCGAGGCATTACTAGAGTTGGTTTCTTTTCGTAAGAAACACAAAGGAGCTACAAAAAGGATGTCATCTGCAAAGAAAAAAGAAGTAAGAATTCGTGATAAGAAAAAGGCACAGCTTGGCATTGATGCTGGTGGTAAATATAAACTCAAGGGTGGTAAAAAGGTGAAAAAAACCAGTGACGAACTAAAACGAAAAGTAGTTTCGCGGGGATAGAATGAAGTCCTTTAAGGAATTGGTTTCAGAAATGTCGGTTATGCAGAGGATAAAACGGTCAATATCCTCAAAGAAAACCGCCAAAAGGAGGTCTATTAGAAGAGCTCTAAATGCAAAGAAACCACCAACTCCTGAGAAAATTAAGGCGTCGTTGGAAAGAGAACTTAGGAAGAAAGCCTTGAGTATTGCAGATAAACAGGGAGTTTATACAACTGCAGCAGCTGGAACCAAAGAAAAAATAGAAAAGAAAGCATCAAAACTATTAGCAAAAAAGAAGGGTGTTTGGACTACAAAACTTAGACCACAAGTTAAGAAAAGAATGAAAGATGCTTTTAAAAGTAGAACATCTTCAAAAAATCCAGAGCAATAACGGAGAGAGTTATGAAACTTATTAGCGAAGAAGCAGTTGATATAGAATTTCTTACAGAAGCCAAGAAGGAAGGTGGTAAGAATTATTTTATTGAAGGTGTTTTCATGCAAGCTGAAACTAAGAACAGAAATGGTAGGGTTTATCCCAAAGGTATTCTTCAGAAAGAAGCCAAAAGATATTCTGAAAAATTTATTAAGAATAAGAGAGCTTTTGGTGAATTGGGTCATCCAGACGGGCCAACAGTTAATCTTGAAAGAGTTTCTCACATGATTGAGGAACTTGAAGAGGTTGACAATAATTTTATGGGGAGGGCTAAAATTCTGGATACCCCTTATGGTAAAATTGTTAAAAATTTGATTGATGAGGGTGCTCGGTTGGGAGTATCATCAAGAGGTATGGGTTCATTAAAACCTGCAAAGGACGGTATTCAAGAGGTACAGGGTGATTTTTATCTCGCTACTGCAGCCGACATCGTTGCTGATCCTTCCGCTCCAGACGCATTCGTTCATGGTATCATGGAAGGTAAAGAATGGGTTTGGGACAATGGAATTTTGAGAGAATCAGAAATCCAAGAAATCAAAAATAAAATAGAAAATTCTTCAAGAAAAGACAGAGAGCAGACACTCGTTAGGTCTTTTGAGGAATTTATCACCAAACTGTAAAGTTTATATTTTTATAAATAATAGTAGTATATTTTACTAAAACCAAATAGGAGATTTTCAATGTCTGAAGAAATTTTGGAACAACAGTCTGAGGAAGAACTGGAAGAAGAGCAACAAGCTGTGGCAGAGTCTTCAGACGAAGAAATTCAAGAAAAGGCCCAAGTCAAAGAAGACGATGAGGAGGGCGATGATGAGTCTGAAGAAGAAGAGGAAGTAGAAGAAGCTTTAGAAATTCCTAAAACAAAAGCAGGAATGATGAAGGCTATCTATGACCAAATCAATACAATGAGGAAGTCTGAACTTACTGATTCTTTCAGCAAAATTATGGGTTCAACCCTTGCTGAAGAAGAAGATGAGGATGAAGATAAAGAAGAGGTTGAAGAGAATTTGGAAGTTAAAAAACTTTCAAAGGAAAACCTTGAAATCGATGTTAAGGAAGACATCAACGCTATGATGAATGGCGAAGAACTTTCTGAAGATTTCAAAACAAAGGCTTCTACAATTTTTGAAGCTGCAGTTTCAGCCAAGGTCATTCAAGAGGTAAATGAAAGAATTGGTGTCTTTGAGGAGGATTACAAGAAACAAATCAAAGAAGCTAAGGAAGAGCATCTTTCCGCAATGAGTGAAAAAGTTGATGGATATCTCAACTATGTTGTTGAAGAGTGGATGAAAGAAAATGAACTCGCAGTCGAAAAGGGTATTCGCTCCGAGCTAGTAGAAGATTTCATGACTGGCCTCAAAAATCTTTTCCAAGAGCATTACATTGACATTCCTGAAGAGAAAGTTGACCTAGTTGACGATCTTTTCGAGAAAGTTGAAGAGCTTGAGAAGAAACTTGACGAGTCGGTTAATGACAACGTAGAATATAAAAAACAACTTTCTGAGTATAAGAAAGAAGAGACATTGAGAGATGTTTCTGAAGATCTTGCAGACACAGAGAAAGAAAAATTAAAGACACTTTCTGATGGAGTTGATTTTGAAAATGACGAACAATACAAGGAAAAACTTGAAGTCATTAAAGAAAACTATTTTCCAACTGTGCAAGAGCAACAATCTAAACCTTTGACTGAGGAAGTTGAAAATACTGAAACAGACGAAGAAGTAGATAAACATGACCCCGCTATGGATCTTTATGTAAGAGCCCTAAAGCGTAATAATTAATTTTTCAACAATAACCTTTTAGGAGATAAAAATGTATCTAGCTGAAGGATTACAACAAAAATGGGCTCCTGTCTTAGACCATGCTGATATGCCTAAGATTAAGGATTCCTACAGACGAGCAGTTACCGCTGTTCTTCTGGAAAACCAAGAAAAAGCAATGGCTGAAGAAACTGGACAGAACGCTTATGGCTTTCAGTCTCTTTCTGAGGCTCCTGCTCCTATTAACGCAGCACCTACTGCTTCAAGCTCAGGTCAAGTTCGTTATCAAGACCCTGTTTTGATTTCGATGATTCGTAGATCAATGCCTAACTTGATGGCATACGATGTTTGTGGCGTTCAACCAATGTCAGGCCCAACAGGTTTGATTTTTGCAATGCGTCCTGAGTATGACACACAAGGTGGTACTGAGGCCTCGTATAACGAAGCAGACCCCGGCCATTCAGGTAATGCTGGCGCTGCCGGTTCATCTGGTACAGCTGGTACAGCTGGTGCACAAGGTGGATCACCTGCATTAGCACTGACAAACAGTGGTGGACTTGCAACAGCAACCGCTGAAGATTGGGGTACTGGAGGTAACGTATCTGGTTCCGCTGGTGTTGATTTTCAACAAATGGCTTTCTCAATCGAGAGAGTTGCAGTTACAGCGAAGACCAGAGGGTTGAAAGGTACATACTCAATGGAACTCGCTCAGGATCTTAA